TGGCTGTGTATCTCGAAGATATGTTAATGTTTGATCTGTTAGACTGCGAGGAGCACGAGTTATTCCTCACTGGTAAACAGAACTTTCGTAATGACATAGCGGTAACAGCCCCTTACAAGGGCAACAGGAAGGATGTTAAGAAGCCGAAACACCTACCTCTCCTACGGGAATATTTACAGACGGCATGGGGAGCAAGCGTTAGTGATGGGCAGGAAGCGGATGATGACATCGCCATACGAGCAACAGAGCTGAAGGGTGAAGGACTCATCGTATCAATTGACAAAGACTTTATGCAGGTTCCGGGATGGCATTACAACTTTGTGAAGAAGGTAAAGAAGGAAGTAACACCAGAAGAAGGGTTGCGATTCTTTTACACCCAGATACTGATGGGGGACTCGGCAGACAACATACCGGGGATACACCGTGTCGGGCCTGTGAAAGCAGCCAAGATGCTTGCCGATGCAAAGACAGAGCAGGAGCTGTATGCGTGTTGTGTGGAGGCGATGGGCGCAGAGCGTGTGTTAGAGAACGGTAGGTTGTTGTGGCTACGCCGGACAGCAGATCAAATGTGGGAGCCACCAAGTGAAAAAGAATGAGTTTAAATTAGCGGGGATGACATGGCAGGTGATTGATACAGCCATGACTGACCTTGGAACCTCCGTACCTGATACCTGTACGATTCTGTTAAATGATAAGTTGAAAGGACAAGAGCGAGATGTCACCTTGTTACATGAAGTTATCCATGCGATTATGTTTACGATGGGTGAACGTGACCATGACGAGCGATTCATAGAGGGGTTCGCTCAGTTGTTATACCAGTATGAGCAACAGAGAGTATAACGATGGGGAGTGGACTGAGGCTAGGTTCCGAGCGTTTATAATATCTGCCCTTCGTGCCTACATGAAGCGCTTCCCACCTAAGTGGAAGGCTTTAAAAGCAGCATCGATTGGTAGGGTTATTAACAAGAGGTCGGGACGGTTGGCTGAGCATTACAAGTGCGCTAGTTGTACGGATTACTTCGTGGCTAGGGATGTACAAGTGGATCATATTGAACCCGTTGTCTCCCCTCAAGAAGGCTTTCAGGACTGGTGGACATACATGAACAGGCTCTACTGTGAGGCTGAGAATTTGCAGGTGTTGTGCAAGCCATGCCACAAGCAGAAGACAGCAGAAGAGCGTAAGGAAAGGGTGAAGAACAAATGAACGTAAAGCTAATGTGGGTAACACCTCATGCTGAAGAGATGGTTGCCTATATGGCTCGTGTCTCAAACCCAGAGAATCAGAGTAACGTAGCAACAGCACCTAAGTTGTTGCGTTACCTGATGAATAACAAGCATTGGAGTCCATTCGAGATGGTTAATGTTTGCATGGAGATTGAGGTAACACGGGACATAGCACGACAGATTCTGCGGCATCGGTCGTTCAGCTTCCAAGAGTTTAGCCAGCGGTATGCCGAGGCTTTGGATATGGAGTGCAGTGAGGCTCGGTTACAGGATGAGAAGAACCGACAGAACTCCTTACCTACCGAGGACAGAGAGTTACAGCGCTGGTGGGATGAGATGCAACGTAGCCTGATAGCGCAAGCTAGAGGGGTGTATGGAGCTGCTCTGAACAACGGGATAGCTAAGGAGGTAGCGCGTAAGATTCTGCCTGAGGGGTTAACCAATAGTCGGATGTATATGAACGGGACGTTGCGGAGTTGGATGCACTATGTGGACATTCGCTGTGACGAGGCAACACAAAAGGAACATAGGGAAGTAGCAGATCAGTGTAAGGATATATTGACTGACCTCTTCCCTAGCATTTATGGAGAGAAGAATGGATAAACAGTATTACCACTTTAAAAAGAATTGCTCACGGCCTAGCGTGGAGACCAGCTCAGAGTTATTCTACGTTTGTAGCGAAGACGCCAGATGGGATGATGTTATGCGACAGTTTGCGACATTCTTAGACTCTTGTGGTTACGTTGGTGTTTACGAGAAGGTAGACATTATGTTAGATGAGTATTGGGAGAAAAAGTTTGACTAAGATCTTAGTGATACCGGACTGCCAAGTGAAGCCGGGGATTCCGACAGATCATCTTGAGTGGGCGGGTAAGGCCATCTGTGACTACCGCCCTGACGTGGTGGTTAACATAGGAGACTTTGCCGACATGCCCTCCCTGTCTACGCACGATAAGGTGGGCAGTAAATACTTCGAGGGCAAGCGTTATAAGGATGACATTGCCTTCGCTAAGATTGGGATGAAGAAGCTGTTGAAACCGTTGCGGGATTTGCAAGCCAGTCAGAAAGCTAACAAGACTAAGGTTTACAAGCCCCGCATGGTGATGACATTAGGTAACCACGAGAACCGTATCAACAGAGCAGTAGCTAATAACCCTATACTTGAAGGGGCTATTAGTGTAGCTGATCTGGAGTACGAGAAAGATTGGGAAGTACATGAGTTCCTTAGACCTTTATTCATTAACGGTGTGGGCTTTTGTCATTACTGGCCTGTTGGTGTTATGGGAAGACCTGCGTCCAGTGCGACTGTCATCGTTAACAAGCTTCATATGTCGTGTGTGGCAGGCCATCAGCAGGGCAAGCAAGTAGCGTATGGGAAGAGGGCAGATGGGAAAGCAATCTGTGGTATCATTGCGGGTAGCTTCTATCTACATGATGAGGACTACATGGATCAACTTAGCAACAAACACTGGCGTGGGTTAGTGGTGTTAAACGAGGTGGAGGATGGTGCGTTCGATGAGATGTTCTTGTCGATGAACTACCTACAAAAGAAATATGCTCACCCTGCCTGACATTTGTGATAAACTAGAGCGCCTAGACGAGGTGACGATATTGGAACTACTGGACATTCGTAGTGCTGATCTCGTTGCCAAGTTTATGGATGCCATTGAAGAACGTGCCGATTACCTAGAGGAAATATTGGATGACAATTAAGATTGATTTAACACGGGATAGCCTGTTTGACTCCTTGGGGTTACAGCGTCTCAAAGAAAGTTACATGAAAGATGATGAAGTTAGCCCACAAGAAAGGTTTGCATTTGTATCAGAAGCTTTCTCAAGCAACCCTGAACACGCTCAGAGATTATACGAGTACAGCTCTAAGCATTGGTTGTCTTATAGCACTCCCATTCTTTCTTTTGGGCGTAGTAAGCGTGGGTTACCTATCTCTTGCTTTCTCAATTATATGGATGATAGCGCAGAAGGTTTGGTCGCTAATCTGTCTGAGACTAACTGGCTATCAATGCTTGGAGGCGGGGTTGGTGTTCACCTTGGTATCCGTAACAGTGATGATAAATCTACTGGCGTGATGCCGCACCTGAAGATGTATGATGCGTCTTCTCTGGCATACCGTCAGGGTCGTACACGTCGGGGTTCTTATGCTGCATTCTTGGATGTATCTCACCCTGACATCATTCAGTTCTTGGAGATGCGTAAGCCCACTGGTGACCAAAATATGAGGACACTAAACCTCAATCATGGTGTTAATATCAGTGACAAGTTTATGCAGGTTATCGAGCGTTGCATGAAAGACCCAGAGGCCAACGATGATTGGGAGTTGATTAACCCTGCGAACGGTGAGGTGGCTGAGGTAGTTAGTGCAAAGGGGCTGTGGCAGAAGATGTTAGACTTGCGTATGCAGACAGGTGAGCCATACTTCATCTTCATTGATACGGCTAACAGAGATATGCCTGAGTGGTTACAAGCACAAGATTTAAAGATCAATGGGTCTAACCTATGTACTGAAATCTTCCTGCCTACCAGTGCCGACAGAACAGCAGTGTGTTGTCTGTCTAGCCTTAACTTGGAGTACTACGATGATTGGCGCGGTGTTGATCTTTTTATCCCGGATGTTATGGAGATGCTTGATAATGTGCTTAACTATTTTCTCGATAACGCTCCTCACCATATTCGTCGCGCAGTTTACTCTGCTTCCCGTGAGAGGTCTGTTGGACTTGGTACTCTAGGGTTCCACGCCTACTTGCAGAAGAACGGGATGGCTATTGATGGGGTTATGTCTAAGTTGACTAACCGTGATATTTTTAAGTATATAAAGAAGGAGTGCGAACGTGCAGACAATAACCTTGTTCTTAAAAGAGGCGCTTGCCCGGATGCGGCTGAGTTTGGCATTGAGCGTCGGTTTAGTCACCATATGGCTATCGCTCCCAATGCTTCTTCCAGTCTTATTATGGGTAACACTTCGCCATCCATTGAGCCGTATCGAGCAAATGTTTTTAGGCAGGATACCCTGAGTGGGGCACATGTCTACCGTAACCGTTTCCTTGTTAAGCGGCTGGCGGAGCTAGGGTTAAACGACGATGACACTTGGGCTTCTATCATCTCACATGACGGTAGTGTTCAGCATCTGGACATACCCGAGGATGTGAAGGAGGTGTTCAAGACAGCGATGGAGATTGACCAGCGATGGTTGGTAGAGTTGGCAGCAGATCGACAGGAGTTTATTGACCAAGGACAGAGTGTTAACCTATTCTTCCAGCCCAATACAACCATTGCCTATCTACATGCTGTACACTTCATGGCTTGGAAGCAGGGGTTGAAGAGTTTGTACTACCTACGCTCTGACAAGGTGCGTAAGGCAGATAAGGTTGGTGCTCAGGTTAAACGCCAGCGCATCGAGGAGACGATTGATATGACAGCTATCGCAAATGGAGAGACATGCTTAGCTTGCGAAGGTTAACTTGGATACGGTGGCTAGAGATAGTCACCTGTCTACACATTATTGCTAACACATGGAGACACTGGTAATGAAGCCACAATTGACAGAAGAGAGAAACACATTCAAGCCGTTCAAGTACCCTTGGGCATACGACGCTTGGTTACAACATGAGCAGAGCCATTGGTTACACTCAGAGGTTCCGATGGGGGAGGATTTGAAGGATTACCAGAAGAAGCTCAAGAAGGAAGAGAAGGAGTTCTTAACCAAAATCCTACGCTTCTTTGTGCAGGGTGACTTGGACATTGGAGATGGGTACTACACACACTACCTCCCCGTGTTCAAGCAACCAGAGGTGCGGATGATGATGAGTGGATTTGCCGGACGAGAAGCTTTGCACGTCGCCGCCTACGCTCACCTGATTGAAACACTGGGCTTGCCTGAGAGTACCTACAACGAGTTCCTACAGTATGGTGAGATGGTGGAGAAGCATGAGTACTACCAGAACCTAGGCGATGCACCGATGGCAGAGAAGATTGCCACGATCAGCGCCTTTGGTGAGGGTATGCAACTGTTCTCCTCCTTTGTTATGTTGCTTAACTTTGCCCGGCATGGTAAGCTCAAGGGGTTAGGCCAGATCATTGCTTGGTCTATCGTGGATGAGACGCAACACGCTGAGGGGATGATTAAGGTGTACCGTGATTGGGTTAAACAGAACCCTAAAGATAGCTCAAGTGCGCGTGTGAAAGAAATCGCTCAAGAGATGGTGTCGCTAGAGGATAAGTTTATTGACCTAGCCTTCGGTATGTATGACGTAGAGGGGCTGACAGCAGAAGAGGTGAAGGAGTATATCCGCTACATCGCTGACCGTCGCCTGATTAGTATGGGTATGAAAGGTGTCTTTAAGGTAAAGAAGAATCCTCTGCCTTGGGTGGATGGTATGTTAGGCGTAAGCCACACTAACTTCTTTGAACAACGTGTAACAGATTATTCCAAGGGTGCTACTCAGGGCACATGGGATGACGTATGGGGTAAGGCAGCTTAATGGTAACAAAGAAACGAGCAACGGACGCAGAGGCTAAACCACAACATGGGCTAAAGATGAAGTTAGATGATATGCTAACCATCAGCCCTAAGACAGAGAAGCAGAAGGAGTTCTTTGACGCATACCAGCAGGGGCACTACTTCTGTGCTCTCTCTGGTGTGGCTGGTACGGGTAAGACATACATCGCTTTCTACAAGGCGCTTGAGGAGGTTATGGATCGAAGTAACCCCTACGGTAAGTTGGTTATTATCCGTAGTAGTGTGCAGAGTAGGGAGATGGGGCACTTACCGGGTGATGCCGAGGAGAAGATGAACCAGTTTACTGAGCCGTACAAACAGATAGCGGCTGAGTTGTTTAAGCGCAAGGATGCTTGGGACAGGTTGGTGGAGCAGGGTTATGTCGAGTTCCTGTCCACCTCCTTTATCCGAGGGACTACGTTTAACAATGCTATCGTTATCCTTGATGAGAGTCAAAACTGTACGATGCACGAGCTGGACACCATCATCACCCGTATCGGTCACACGTCTAAGTTCTTCTTATGCGGTGACTATCGACAGGTGGACTTGAAGAAGAGGGATGATAAGAGTGGGTTGCTTGAGTTCTTAACCATCCTGCGCTCGATGAAGGAGTTTACAGAGATTGAGTTCTCGGTGGCTGACATTGTACGCAGTAGCTTGGTTAAGAATTACATCATCGCCAGACTTAACCATGAGGATAGTAAATGATTAACATCAACATGAGACTAGGCATTGGCTTCGACATCGAGCATAACGACAACATCTGCCATGTGGTAGGGGATGAGGAGGGTAGGTTTGTAGCCGCCTATGAGGGGCTTATTATCAAGGTTCCCTTCTTCTCCATCTACATTGGTGAGTTTAGTGAGTTAGACCCAGAGGTCTTAGAAGTAGAAGACTAGACATAAAAAAAGCCCCTAAGCTAACTGCCTAGGGGCTTTTTTGTTACTCCTCGCCAAACCTCTCATAGCGTCTTTCAGCCATGATGTTTTTACGTAAGTCTGGGTACTTCTGTAGCAACTTCATTTGAGCTATCTTTCTAGCTCTTGCCATGATTTGTTTCTCTACTACGTACTCAGCCATCTTCTTGTTAGGCATACGCTCCAGTGATGGTAATGCTCTACTCAAAAGCTTAGTTGATTCCTCATTAATAAGTCTCTTATACTCACTAAACTGTTCAGTCTTCAGATCAACACCACCCATACTACGCTTTGTGGGCGCAATGGTAATACCAAGTTCACTCACCCTCTTTTGGAAGGGAGTTTGCTCTGGGGCTGTTGCTATACCTGTGGACGCTTGAGTCAGGTTACGCACCATTGGCTGGATATTCTCAGGGTCAGCGCTCAGGGACGCATAACGCTCAGGTAGGAAGTTACGCACATAAGGGATACGCTGTTGTAACTTCTCAATTGTCGTTATCGCCTCACGCTCATACTGGTCACCCAACCGAGCAGCGGTGTTACTGATAGCAGGGATGAGTCGCTTAGCATAGTTGTCTAGCAAGCTCTCCACACCCTTGGTATCGTTAGCGAATAAGGGGTTTAACAGATCAGCAAAACCCTGCATGAAGGTCTTCTGTAGCATGTTACTCTTAATAGATGACCACGCTGCCTTCTTAGCATATTCCCACTCTTCACCGCCCCTTACCTTTCCGTCCATAACATCCTTGGTTGCTTGGAAGGTATCAGTCATCATACCTAACACGGTGGCGAAGGGTTCAGCACGAGAGTAGTCAACCCACTTACCGCCAATCTTGATCGAGGTAGGCTGCTTACCCTGCGCTTGCCATGTGTTACGCTCAGCGGCATCGGTAGGCATAGAGCCTGTAATAAGCCCCTGCTCAAACATCTGATACACACCAGTAGTGATACCAAACCCAACAAGCTGACGAGCCACCATTTCTTCTTTTGGCATGTTGACGGTAATAGTCTCAAAGGTAGGGGTATCAGAGCCTTTCTTGTAAACCTTGTTGGTCACTGTCTTTGTAGGACGAATAAACATACCTACTCCGGGGATATAACCACCACTCTCTTTAAAGATGTTCCACGGTGTGCGGAGGAAGGGGATTGTCTGCGTAATTAATGTTTCCCAAGGTGTACGACCTTCGCCCTTAGCCTCAGAAATCTTCTTTAACGCCCCTGACAGTTTAGCTTGGAACGTACCATCAACAGCATAGTTGCGTACATCATAGATAGCAGTGTCAAAGTCACCACCGACCACCTGTTC